GATACGTTTACAAAGCATGTAAGGCTAGACTCACCTGAGGGAGAATTCATTGGCTGGATGTGCGGCTGTGGTACGTTCGTGCCTGTCTTGACAACAGAGAAGGTGGCTATCTCATGACCCACTTCATTCAGGACATCCATGTCCCCCAGAAGCCCGCGCCCGCAGCGGAGCCGGAGATGGCGATGCACTGCGAGCATTGCAGCAAACCAGGCGTGCTTACTGTGCATAGGCTGATATGGCGCGATCCGGCAACACAGCGCCAAAAACTGGAGTGCCAGAAATGCTTTAACGTTGTGGATGTAAAGGCGGCGACGAAATGACCTACACCCGCACGAAACCAAACAAAACACAGCAACTTTGGGCCTACGGCGGCACGAAGGCAGGCGCCGACCGGATCAACAAACTTGGCGACTTGTACCTGGTCTATGATCAATACAAAGCCAACCCTGCGACGACCGCCGCGCAATGGCTCGAACTCGAACAGCAATTCGCCGTGTTGCGTGGCGCGTTGTACGCCGGACTGTGTGCGGAGAGAGCAAAAGGTGACGCTATGACCGCCATCGCCGCCCCGCACCTGCTCGCTCGCGCGATCGTCTCGGACCCCCAGCGCGTCCAGATACACAGCACGGATACCAAACCGGACAAATACCGTCGGTTGGTCCGCAAAGCACTGAACCGTCTGGGCTTTTTTAGCCCGGAGATTGTCCTGGCCGTCGTGCCAGGAGAGAATCAGTTAGTTGCAAGAAAGAAGGTGATGAAATGATGAACTGCTACCATTGCACAGGAACGACATTGTTTATATTCGGCAGACTGTCTGTCACGCGCTGCGATTGGGGATGCAATGAATTACATTTCGAGTGGCGGCACAGGGACGGCATAACAAGAACGTTTTGGACGGTGAAATGATGAACTTCAAAGCCGAAATAACGCTGACGCTCCCGCTCCCGCCAAGCGCCAACAAATATTGGGTATACACCGGTCGTTCAGTAGTCACATCCCCGGAAGCCAAAGCATACAAAGAAGCTATCCGGCTGCTGGTGCGCTGCGAGATGTTGCTGGGTCGCGTTGCCGTCAATATCTCAGTATTCCGCAGAGCAAAACGCGGCGACCTGGATAACTACCAAAAAATACTTTTAGATTCTCTCGAGGGGATATTGTACGAGAATGACGACCAGATCACTGAGATACACGCGTATAGGTATGATGACCCTGAGAACCCGCGCGTGGAGTTGGTAGCCTATGAGGACGCAGATGACTAACACCGACATCACCCATGCAACGCCAGCAGCCATCCAGCGGATACAGACGCCAGCGGAGGCGGCTTATCTTGCACATATGGCAAAGGCCGCCGCTGTGTTCTATTCCGTGCAGGGGATGCGAGATAGAAGCCAGACCGCAAAAGCAATCTACATCCGGGCAGCCAGACGCGCAGGGGAATTGATGCTCCCTGAGAACACCCCCCGTTCGAATGGCGGACGGCCTAACTCGTCCCACGATGCACCAGTTTCTACGCCCTATCAGGAAGCCTGTGACGGCGCGGGTATTACCCGTCATACTGCGCTGACGTGGCAAAAACTAGCGGAGATTCCTGATATTGTTTTCGAGAATTATTTTGTCAATCCGAAATACAAATTGACAGAATACACGTTCGTGGACCTGTTCAAGTATTCCCACGCACCAGGCGGCGGGATAGTCATCACCCTGGATAGCCTGGCTGAGAAGATGATAAATCTAATCCGCTATGCTAAGAAGGCATTCCCTGACGAAGCGCCAGAACTGCTGCGGGCGGTGATCGAGCGGGAGTTGTGATAGTACCGCAGTCATGCCCCAAACGGGGGATACACACCCGCCCCGGAAAATGCTATATTTAGAGCATAGAGAACAGGAGATAAAAATGTATACAGTTCAGTATATGCACCAGCAAGTTGCACTTGGAAAATATGTCTATCCAGGCCAAAAAGAGTGGCAATTTTGTGAAGGACAAAATGGAAAGTATTTCCAACACACCTATCGTTTCCGTCGTGGGGCGGGGGATGGCGTCATTGAGCAAGATGCTTACTGCGCTGAGTGCGGTAAGCAGCAAATCGGCTATTTCTTTCGTAAGGGTTTTGACCCCTGCAAACATTAAATTACAATGACCACAACCTACCTATACCCCATGACCCAGGTGATGGCCGAGAATCGAAACCTGCGCGCAAACATCAGCGTACAGGAAAAGATGATCGAAGCCCAGGCGCGCGAAATCGAAGCGGCTAAAGAAGTCTTGCGCCGCTATGTGATGGTAGAGAAAGATTGGGATGGCTATCAGAAACTATATGTGGAATTTGGTGAACCTGAACATCCTGAATGCTCGATCAGCATGGACGAATGGTTAGAACGAATTCTACGCGCGCCCGCTCGCGCCGTCCTGGCGCAGAAGGAGTAGAAATGAAACGCGTGATTCAACGAATTTCACAACGCGCACAAATGCGCACTGCATTGATGGCTAAAACATGCCAGAATGACACACACGATTTGAGTGATAGCGACATCAAAGACCCATTAGATGGTCGCATTATCCTGAGGCCGTCTATCAATGTCCTCATTCAGGATTATCATTTTGATTTTTTACCGTGCCGAAAATGCGGCATGATGATAATGAGAAAGGCGTAATCATGAGCCTAACTATCAACGGCAACTGCACCGGCGCCGCCGCGCACGGCCATGACGAACTCGCAGATGACTTCGCCCGTCCTACTGATGAAGTTTTGAAATTCATCAAGGCACATTGCGAGCCGGAAACCTATCATCTGCGCTTCAATGAGATTTACGGTCGTTGGCGCAAAACGGACTACAAGCGGTACACGTCCGAACTGCGCGCCTGGCGGCAAGAGATTGCCGACGTGTTAGCAGAACGTGATACCCGCAAAGGCGAGCCGATGCACGTCAGCACGGGGTTGCTTGACCGCACCCCGACCGCCGCACAGTTGCGCGCAGAACGACAGGCGCGCGCGCAGGTGGAGAGACAAGCGCAGGACGCTGAGAACCAGGCTATTCTCGATTGGTTGGAAGGCTGGAACAAACTGTACCCAGGTCCATTAGGCGAAAGCCCAACGGAGACACGCAACCAGTTTACAGGATTTTAGAAAGGACAAGATAACCGACGAGATACACTATAATTTCACTCTACTATCATATTCAACTCTAACTAGAAAAGGATAAGACCATGCGTTTATCAGAGATGTTCCCGAGTAACTTGCTCAAATCCCAAGACCTGCTTGATGCAGGTGGGGAGATTACTGTAACCATTGAAAAGGTTGAAATGAAAACCTTCGACCGTGACGATGGCACCAAAGACACCAAGCCGATTGTGTACTTTGCCGACAACAAGCAGATGGTATGCAATAAGACCAACGCCGGGATTATCGCCACGATGCACGGGGATGATACCGATGAATGGATTGGCAAGTCCATCACCTTGACTGTCAAGGAAGTGGAATTCCAGGGCAAGACCGTTTTCGGAATCCGCGTCAAGAACGAAAACAGCCGTGATGCGCTCATCCAGGAATTCTGGACAAAGGCCCGCGAACTTGGTTACGACCAGGCAGGCGGACAGGCTTTGCTCAAAGCTCATGATATGGACTTCAAAGCTGCGCTTGCCACGCTTGCTGAACCGCAGTTCTAGCCCACACCCGCCCTTGCCTGCTGGCGATTGGCTCAGGCCAGCAGGCTGGCGGGCAAGGATCACAACCTAGTTAATCACTAGTTAGCCCGCCAGAAAGGAAACGAGATGGCTCCTGGAAAAATCATGTTTTGCGAAGATTGTACTTTGATAGGCGTGCCAATGCCAGAGAATAACGATACTTGCGGCAATTGTGGTTCGCATAATGTTGCCGTCTTTTTGCCAATGGGCGGGCTAACACAGCGTGCAACGGACGGGTGCAAGTGTTGTGCGGCGAATGCTAAATGGTTCAAATATTGTCCGGATTGCGGGCGATTGCTATCCAACACCCGCCGCTAACGCAAGCCGTTGGAAGGAAAAGAATGGATATTGTCACCGATAAAAACAAGGTGTACGAAATAGCCAGGGACGACCCCATAGTCTATAATCTGCTTACTCGCGTAGAGTTGGGGCAAATCAACTTTGAGCAGGCGATGATAGCAGGTGTCGTTATCTTGTCTCAAAGGGGCGAAGAATTGCAAAAGTTGGTTACTGGTCTGGTTGCTACGTCAGTTGAGCATAAAGTCCTTACAACAATGCGTGAAGTCGGGCAGGGCTTATCGCCCGCGCAAAAGAAGGATATTGAGAAAATTATCAATCGCGCGATCCATAGTGACGTAGCTAACGCCCTGCCGCTAATCCATACCGTTGGGCGAACTGCCTAAATGATGGCATCTCTAGCCGCCAACCTTTGCGTAATCCCCTTACTGCTAACACAAGCCGTTGGGTGGGCAGAAGTCCACGAAAGGATTGCATGAACATTACTTGTCATCACATTGAATCATCCGAAGATGAAGCGGCAGCCTGTGATTCTACGGGTTGGCTATATGCTTCACATGGCTGGAACCATGTTGATTGCCCTGATTGTCTAGCCGCCCAACACCGTATGCACCTGACCGACTTGGGGCAGGCCGTGGCGAATCCAGATAATGATGACGTTGCCCCAAGCGGGTAACGCAAGCCGTTAGTCTAAAAACAAAAGCGCCACTGGTTCACAATGGCGCTTTGTCGTGGGGGAGCGGGGGATTATTATTTCCAGAGACCGCGTGCCTGCAACTTTGCAACCGCTTTCTTCGCGGCAAACTCGACCACATCCACACCAAGCAGTGCCAGGATCGCCAACACGATAGTATTGATCAATTCCTTCGAGATGGGGAAACCCGGAAGGTAAGCCTGGGCGATCACAAACAACAGTTCAACGAAAGCGACAACAACAACTAACTTAATCATGGAGACTCCTTTTCTTTTTTCCCGCCCTATGCGGGTTGGTCTTTTTCAGGCTTCCAGGGTCTTGCCGGAGCCTGATGAATAACAAGTGGTTTTGGGCGAATAGATAGAACGGCGGTAACTACCTGGCATTTCGGGCAATATAAATCCAGGTCTGTGTTACTTGGAAGCAATTCTTCTGCCGTTCTCAGATTAACATATTCGCCGTGCTGGGGACACATAAATTGTATCGGTTTCATTTTGCGTTTCCATCACGGACAAAATAAACAAAATACGCAAGTGCCTTTTCCACCATCGTGGCGGTCACGGCTACGGATCTCGCGCGGGGGGTGCGTTCGTCCCCTTTGGCGTCCTTAATTTTCTTGAGCAGATTTTCAAAATCTATTTCAATTTCATCTTCTTGTGTCATATTACACTCCTTATATTAGTGTGACATAACTCTATTATACGACCATTTACACACAAAGAGCGACCCTTTTCGCAGAGTCGCTCTCAGTGGCTGGTATACCCGGCTTGACAATGCAGACGCCGTTTTACCCTTACGAGGGCTACGCACGGCCAACGCGTCGCTTGCCCTACGCAACCAGCGAGCCGCAGCCACATGAAGAATTATACCCTAACTTAATTGCTTTGATTTATCAGGGAGCGGGGATACTAAAAATTCTCGGGAAAATATCCGTCAGCAGCCACACTAGCACCGCAGCAGTGGCAACCTTCAGAACATCCACGCCAACCCCCGATAATTTCTCTTTGGTGGTCTTTGGCAGAAACCCGCCCTGGCCGCGTACCATATTCAACGTCTCGCGTACATCAGACTGGATTACCTTTGCAGCGTCTTCTACTATCTGCATACGACGCAACAATCCTTTTTCCCCGTTACCATCGCCATGTACAGCATCGTGGAGTTCCCTTAGTTGTTTCGAATCGTCAGTCAGGACAAAATTCAATGATGTCCACATTCCTTTAGTGGGTGTTTTTGTTGGCAACTTTGCTAACTCCTGCCGGAATAAGTCGAGCGGCGATGTTATTTTATCCATTGTAATCCTTACGCCAACGGCAACGATGGCAATTGGAAATTGATTTCATCGTTTACCGCCCAGGTAAATGGGACAGTTGCAGAAATGGCGGCTAAAGTTGCATATGTACCACCAGCGGCAATAACTCTCACTCGAACATTATTGGCGCTTGCGCCATTGGAATCAATCGAGGCGTAGGTTGTCCCGGTGCCACTGTCCACCAGGTTGCACGTTCCCAGAGATGCGCCTACCGCCGTGTTGCTAATTGAAATTGGCAAGCTAAGGGATACAGCTCCGGCAATCGCGCTTGTAGTTGCCCCGAATTTGAACGCAAACCAGATAGCCAAAACGTCATCAGAAATCCAATACTTCGAAACTAACGTACCGTCTCCGGCTGTAAGGTTCCCAAACGTAGGCAGCCAGGTAAGCCACCTTGTATCGTAAGTTGGCCTATTTTTGATGATACTTGTTGCTGGAATGGTCCAGGTGTAACCGGCACCAGCCGAAAGTGTCGCATTGAATCGTCCAATGTTCTGGACTTTATCCGTACTCGTATAATTGGTAGGCCCGGCGAGATACTTTTCATTGGTCGTAGTCGAACTAAAGTCCCCAACCACGTGCCCATTAGGAATCCGAGACCACCCGAGCTTTGTCCCAGCGCTTGCGCCAGTTTCATCGATTAAATAGGCGAACAGGTCAACGTCTTGTGTCGCCAGTTCCGCCGCCCCCAAATTCGCCCAGTTCGTAGCATCGGCCTTGGTGACAGACAGCGCCGCTGAAATAGTGGCGAGTTCGTCACTTAGTTTTATCTTAAGCGGAGCCGCCGCGCTGAAATCGTTCCCGTCCAGGTCTTTGAGCGCCAACACTAAATCGTTGGATGAAATAGACGATGCCAATTTGTAATTGCCCCCGGAAACAGGCGTGCCCAGCTCGTCGTCGATTTGCTCGAATAAATCAGACTTCTGGATCGCGCCGCTATCAGGCGTCCCACCCACGTCCACAGACAACACGATTTGGTCGGTTGCCGCTAAGGTAGTCTGCGGATTTTCTACAAACAGTTCGGTAATCTTTACGCTTGTCATGAGTCACCTATGCAAATATCTCTATATAATCCAGCAGGATATATTCGCCGCCGCCGCCGCCGCCCCAAATTTTGACAGTATGCAAACCCGCGCCCAAATCCCCGCTCGACCATACTTCTGCCGTTTTAGTAGCACTGCCTAAATTGGTATTGACATCCGTTTGAGTTCCGCCATCGATAACAATGTGCAGTTCACTGCAATCATTCCAGCCGATATAACCCACGTCAAATGACGAGCCATCAAACTGGAAATGCAGATAGACAATCGGAGTATCTACGCTTTCAGTCTGTGTGTTCAAATATCCCACTGGATACGTTCGTTCCGTGCCATGCGCCCAGGCCGCATCAAAATAACGATCATCGTACTTTCCGGCGGCAAGCGCATTTTCAAGCGGATAATAGATACTTGCCCCTTCCATCTCCGCGCCGGTGACGGCAGAATTATAATGCGGAGTGCCAACCAACCCGTAAATGTTATCACGCATTTTCATGTTCGCTTCGAGCGTCTCGCCGATGTAATCATCAATCTTGCTGGTCTTGACCGCGAAACCCTGGAATACCAGGCCAGTTGTGAAATAGTCGTAGTCGTTTTCATTCTGGTATAGTAACAAAGATTCCGCTTCGGTGATGAGTTTCGAGTACAAACGGGTATCTTTATAGTATCCATTAAGGCGGGTTGGATATTGTGTGACCGATGGAATTTGTCCCACGTGAAGGTCTATGCCCTCATCACTGACGTATGTGCCGCTGGGAGATACCGTCTCGGTTACAGCGTGCGAAACACCGTTGACGAAAATCAATGGATTATTGGCGGCGCTCGAATGATCGTATGAAACAGCAATGTGTATCCATTGATCGGTAAGGCCCGCAAGCGGAGTATCGGTAGTCTCCCAGTGTGCTTCCGCCCCACTGAATGCGGCGAATAAATGCACATCCCCGCCGCCCTCCGTGTAGACATAGAAACCAGCAATGGCTTCATCCGATACATCGCGCAACGTTTTAGATATTGCAGATTCATGCAAAATCGAAATCATATATACCCAATATGATACCGCCATCGGGGCAAGGTCATCCACAAACGGACTGGGGCTAAAATATAAATCGTTTTGTTCGTCGCCCGCCGCCACTTTGCTGTATTTCACAGCAATTGCAGACAAGCCTTTCTTGAACGAGTAATGCTCTTTCAATCCCCACCAGAAATCGATCACGCCGCCGGGAGTAATGCGCCAACGAATATTCTGTATCCAGTGGTACAGGTCTACGCCCGTCTCCGTGTTGGAGATATGCACGAGATCCCCCACGCGGTAATACAAAAACGCTAGCATGTGTTGGGTAGAAGTGTTGGCATTGAAATGTACCGCTTTCAATTTCGGGCTCGGGTCTTTGAGCAGGTCCACAATGCTTTCCGCTTCGGCAGTCCCCGGTATCAAACTCAATTGGTATTTTTGGTCCAACACCATTTCGCGTGTCCCGTACTGCGCGATAGATACGCTATCCTCGACAATATTCTCATCCGGCACGTAGGTATAGATCCCATTCCCGCGCGCTTGCAAGAATGTCACATAACAGGCTGCGGTTTCTGTGCTGACCGCGTAACGCGCCGAATTCGAAAGGTATTCGACCGTCAATGTAATATTGTTGGTGTGATCCGTGCCCGTGCCGTCCGAATTGGCGAAGGCTTCATAATCTGTACTCGCCACCGGAGTGACCATGTTGTAGCCGTTTATCTTTTGTTTCCGGTTGTTCGGGTCGGTGTATTTGATCTCCCAGGTTTTCGTAACGCCAACCGGGATGTATTTATACCAGCCGTTCACCGTAGACACTTCGATTAAATTCACCAGCGCATCATCCAGCGTTTTCGTAAATGCCCGCGCAATTACTGTATTAATCAAGTCATCCCCGTAAAATGGATTGGCATTTATCAATGCGGTAAACTCAGGTGACTGCGAATCTTCTGCAACCAGGAAACGTCCGTCTTCGGCAATGATAAACCTGTCATCTTCCGTGACGATAAAACGACTTGCAGATGCAAGAGCGGGGATTACCGACAATTCAGCTAACCCCGTTCTGTCATTCCGACTTTCTACCACCAGCCTGCCATCCCCCCGTACATAGATATAAGACATCTCGGATAACGCCAATTTGTCAAATTCGCTCACTGAACGTGTATTGAGCGCGATGTTATCGAACACGCGCTCGAACGTATAAGCACCTACGCTATAATCCGTGCCAGTCGGCTGGATAGGCATGATTGCCAGGATAGACGCTACAGCCTGTTCGATGCGCTGGCTTGCCCCAACTGTGATGTCTTTGAGCGGGAACAGTCCCGCATCATCCATAAAGTCCACGATGGTGACTTCGATCGAGCGGGGACCATGTGGCAACTCAGACTGTTGGAAACGATCTACCCGGCCATAGAATATCGTCTTTGGTGTGCCGTCATAGGTGACGCGTACCCTGACGAACGTGCCCCTGGAGAAGCCCGCGAGTGGCGTCCCGCTGCCTTCCGGGTTGAATGTGAAAGCGGTATTTTTGAGCGTCAAACTCAAAGAGCCTACGCCTGCCGTCCTGTCGATGTCAGAATCCGTTAGAATACCGTAACCTTCGCAGACAATATCCCCAATGACGTAAGCGGATATATCTGTCCATACCGCGCTCAGATAGGCTTCGATTTCGACATCTTCTGGGTAATACGTGGTCATCCCATTACCTTCGAGAATTCCATACCGATATATTTAGCGAGCGTTTTCAATTGCTGGTCACTCATCCCGCCATTATTGCTTTGCCCGGGCGGGGTAACGCTCACCTGTTCGCCGGATGAGACGCGCATCGGGAAAGAGTCGCCTGAGAAGCCAGACGGGACGGTGAAGGAGCCGCCGGACGCGAAACCCAGACCGGAGAGTGGCGGGATGGATAATTCATTCTCGCCTATTCCCCCCGTAATCCACGCGGGCGCTGAAATACCTGCAAGTTTTTCCTTGAGCGAATCTATAAATCGAATTAATGTTTCCACCTGCCATATCAGTGTGGATAAAACAATATCGATCAATTGCAGAGCGGTCTTGCCAACATCGCCAAGTCGCCCAAAATTTACTTCTGACAAACCCAATAAATCCATAAACCTGTTCCACAGAGTCCCCATGCTCTCAACAAGCTCGCTCCAATGCCCTTTTATCGCGCCCAATTCCACCTGATTGTTTTGTGCAAATTGTTCTATGTTTGTCTTGGCGCTCGTGAAAAAGTCGCCAACCTTCCCGGCCCATTCCCCAATTTGGGGGATAAGTACATCTGCAATCCAGGTAGCGGCATTACTCAAAGCCGGGATAAGTTTGTCCACTAACCAGGGGATGGCTTCGTTTTTAATCCAGAAGATAAATTGATCCAGGCGCATTTGAAAAGCCGGGTCAGACAGAAACGCGTTGAACTGTTTTGCAAGGTCGGTGAGCACCGGCAACAATGCGCCGCCGATCTCCTCCTTGATGTTGCCAAGCTTGTTTTTTAGGATCTCCAATTGCCCGCCGAACGTCTCGCCCGCTGCGCGCGCGGAGCCGCCGAACTCCGTCTGCAACTCTTTCAAGATGAACGCCTGCGCCCCGGCAACATCTCCCGCCTCCACCATGCTTTCGATCATCTTCTTCTGTTCGTCGTTGAAGTTGACGCCAACGCGCCGCAGTGCCGTTACACCCAACACCGGGTCTTGTAATGCCTTGCCCAATTGGATTGCAGACGATTTCAAATCCTGCCCCAATGCCTGCGACATATCAAGCATGACTTCGGTGGCTTCCGGGAATATGTCCTTGCCGATATTGGTGAAAGTGAGTAAAAGATTCTCCCCGCTAATTATGGCTTCATCTTCGAATTTCGTAACGCCGCTCAGGGTATCAGCCAGGCGATTGACTTCATCGGCGGTGACGCCCGCAATGCCACCAGTAGATTCCAATACCGCGTTGAGTTGCGCTTGCACGTCCTGCGCTTCGGCGGCGGCCTGCACAGAGTCGAATATGCCCTTGCCAAGCGCCACAGCACCAGCGGCGGCGGCGATAAAGCCCGCCTTGAGCACAGTCCCGGCAATGTTGCCTACCGACTGCATAACACCACCCAGACCTGATGTGCTACTGGTCGCATCCGTCAAGCCTTTATGGTATTTGGAGCTATCCAAGCCTAGTTCAACCCAAAGCGTAGCGACTGTGGTCATGGTTCCTTCTTTGAAATTGTGCCGCCCATCGCAATGGTCAAAGTTTTTGCAAAGTTGATCGCGCCTTCGATGCCTTGCTCTTGTTCTTTCGCTCGCTCGAATTTCGGCATAAAGTCCTCGATTGGTATTGCCTTGTGTCCCTTGCGGCGGTTGACATTTGCGACAGTACTGGCGGTGATCGCGTGCCCGAAGTACTCAGCCTCAGCGCCAAATGGTTCTATAGTATAAAAGGCGAGCCACTCCGTAAGCTCTTCGCTGGAAATACGCGCCAAGAGTTCGGCGCGCGTCATCCCCAGGTGGCCCGCTAGTCGGAAGGTGAATCGTCGAAAGGGTCTTTTTCAAGCCCTTCGGCCAACTCTTCAACGTCTTTTTGTCCAATACCAGACAGACGACAGGCAACATCGAACACCAATTGCAAAGCGGCGGCAGACTTGGCTCCCAGCGCTTTGACATCGGCGGGGGTGAATAGCTTGTTCCCGTCCACATCGCAGGCAGTCAGGGAAACCAACTTGGCGCGAATATTCGTCATGTTGGTCTGTACATTCTTACCTTTGGTCGAGACAATAGCCGCTTCGAAGGCGTCCCGCTCCGTGCCGGTCATACCTTCGACAAACACACTACCGCCCCAAAGTTCCACATACACTTCTTCGATTTTGATGTCTTGCGCCTGCAAGATTTGTTCTCTGGTCAGTGACACTTTGGCCTTAGCCATTCTTTTCTTCTTTCTGTGGTGCAACCACTACAGTGAGATAACCTTCGTCATCCGACAAAATCAAGGAGTTCATTTGAAGCAGTCCAAGCAGCCTTGAATGGACATCGATATTGATTGGCGAGTCTTTGACAATGCCATATAAATTACACTTGGTCACGTCATCGTAAAACCATTCAAGATTGCCACCTTGAAATGCAAGTACAATTTGAGACATGCAATACTTCTTTCTCCCGTCATAGCGGGGTAGATCAAACTAGGGTTGGAACTCCTGTTATTTTGATGGAAACGCTGGCAGTCAACGCGCCTTCGTGTGGCATGGCGGGCTCGAAGCCCACCACGTAGGCTGAAAACGTCCATTCGGTCGCTGCCGTATCAGGAAACACCAGGGTGTACGTGGTCGCCGTGCGGTCTGCCAGGTCATCCAACAAACCACCCGTGGCATACTTGTGGGTTGCGTTGGCGGGGTCGTAAACAATGTCGAAAGTCAGTTCCCCCGAACGCAGGACGGACACCACAACTTCTTCCCAGGCACCGGTACTATCGTGGCTGGTTACTTCCACCGTATCGGCGGACAAGCCCGGCCCGGAAAAGCTTTGCACTTGCGCGATAAGCGTACCAGCACCGGATGTGCCGCGATATAGTTTTGTTCCATAAGCATCATATTTCGCCATTTCCAATCTCCTTATACAAGCGTTGGCACGGATGAGATCTTGACTGTCACGCTCGCAGTTAGCGCACCCTCTACCGGTTCGCCCGGCTCGAAGCCATTCACATATCCATTGAAAGCCCAGGTCGTATTGGCCGTATCAGGGAAGACAAGCGAGAAGTTTGTGAGCGTCCTGTTTTCCAGGCGCGTCAGCAGTCCCGCGCCGCCGGTCGCATCGTGCGTATCTGCCGCTGGGTCGTAGACAATATCCAGCGTGACTTCCCCGCTGCGCAGGATACTTACCACGACTTCTTCCCAGGCGTTTGTACTGTCGTGCGTTGTCACGTCAACGGTATCAGCAGCTAACCCCGGCCCGCTAATAGTTTGGACCTGTGCGATAGTTGCGAGTGCTACTCCTGCGGTCGTATCGTTCGATGTAGCATCATCGGTCAGCCCGCCACTGGTGTCATCGGCATATGCCAGGTTGAGCGTCGCATCATTTGCGGCGGCAACCAGGCGAGTGACAATGACATTCGGCCCGTTGGCGACTACCGAAAACAGGGCGGTGATGTCCGCGTCCAGGTTGAGCGCGGCGGCGGCTTTTGTCGCTACCGTATCGGCGCTATCCCCGGTCCCCAGCGTTACCGCAGTCGGGGAGCCAGAGCCGGTCATGCCGGAAGCGGTCAAGGTAAAATTCGCGTCACCCGCCGTAACAGATGTGATCGCTACAACGGCGGTTTCTACCTGGTTTGTCCCTATTTTCAATTGAGTCCCGTAAGCATCGTATTTAGCCATTTATTCTTCCTTATAGCCAATATTGGCTATCCGACAACCGGCCTTGATTAACATAAGCCCAACCCTGAATAAAATACTTTTTTTGGTAATTACATGAACATTTAACGTAATATGTTTTGCCAGACTTCGTTCGTCAAGGGCTATTTTTATTTCTTCTGATGCCATTAATTGCTCCTGTATTCTCCAAGTACGGCTTTTTCGTTTTCTTTATCCAACACATTCACAAACCAGGCCGGAGAATTGTCAAAATAAACCTGTTCTACCGTGCCGAATTGCTTGAACGACACAGGGATGCCGTACTTTTCAGCGATTTCTAACATTGTGACTTCTTCTGGCAAAGCATCTCTATAAATCGCCATGCTAACTCCTACTTTCTGCAATTTGCCTGTATTGCGCTTTGGTAATTTCTGTCCACTCTCCCGGCGGCTTTTCAGGAGTTCCGACAACGCGCCCCGTCTCGCCATGTTGCCAATATTTCATTTCGCCGTCATGCAGCAATTGTTCCGCCTTTTCTTCTTCAAGATATTGCTGATGAATATGATTAGCAAATTCTTTCAGGTATTGACTGGCAAGATTTACGTGAAACATAGTTCGATCTATGTCTCCTGTGATTGCCCACTCGTAAGCTACTTGCAATTCAAGTTCAATTTGTTTTTTATACATCTCTATCCATTCTGTCCGATAAGCACATCGGACGAACGCCTGAATAATTGCGCGCCTGGGTCATAGTTGCTGCGCGTATTGACTACAAAAGATGACCCGGCAGTAAAGCTGCCAATCGTGCCCCGGTAGCCAGACAATACCGTTTTTATTGCCGCCATGCCGGAGTTGGCAGTGCTTTTCACATTTGAGTACACGTCAACCTGAAAGAGTGTTCTGTCTTTCAAATCGCCGTCGTGGGCATACTCCATACTCTCGGTTACGGTGCGAATAATCGCAAATGGGTATGTTATGGTGACACTCGCATCCACCCGGTCAATGTAAATCCTGGTATTGGTTGCGCCGAATGCAGTCTGGACACCAGCCTGAGCAATCAAAAATGTTCGCAGGGATGACTCAGCGTCCGCCATGAAATTTCTCCATCAACTTCGCCTTGAATGCCGCTGACGCCGCGCGGTTGACATTGCCTTCGTTGCCGAATGCGGACGGTCTCACAAAAGGCTGGATGGGGTAATTGGGCTTCGATGTCACGCCGAATTCGATAGCAGGTGCATAAGTCGTCTCTGGTCCGATGTGGTCTATTACGCGTTGGTCATTGGCTTCCTGGATGTGCGGCTGTACGCTGTTTTTCGTGTCAGACGTATCTACCGGCACCAAGCGCCGCTGTACGTTGACAATTTCGAATGCGGCGGTTTTCTCGATGTCTAGCAGGTCATTAGCATCCAGCCCAGCAGCCTGGAGTACTCGCATAACGTCTTTTGCATTGACTTTGATGCTCATATCTGCGCCTTGATAACATTCTTTAGTTGCTCTGTCGGCAACCAATTTTCTGGTTTTGGAACATCTAAATGATGCCATTGCATGCCATTTGCAACCCATTCCTCCCTGAGCTCTTCGTGTGTCCAACTATTATCGCTATATCCGAATTCACAACTACAACATGGGCAAATCGACCAATCTTCTGGTGGAAGGGGCAATCCATCATATCCACAAACCGGACAGGTATAAGTTTTCATATTTGCACCTTCTTCAACGCGCACACATAGCCGAATGTGCCCCGGTCTTGAATGCCGATGATCTCGAATGTTGCATCTGTAAATGCGCTATCGCCCCACCGGCCAGTTACCGTAAACCTGTTCCCGCGCGCTGGTGCGGTAGATCCCGCAAAGCGCACCTCAGCGGCAATTTGCTCGATGTCTGCAAAATCCTTCCAGCGCTCCATGTCCGGCGCATCTGTGAATGAACAAGCCAAGATGATCGGCGTGGTAGTCACCACCGGCTGGCCGTATTCATCCAGGCTAGTGACAGTATCTTGTAGCAGGCTGCCTATATCGCTGTAGAAATGCTCGACGGTTTTTCGTTGCAATTGTTTGGCGAGCCGGTTAGATGCTAGGACAGGCATTTTTCTCCAGCGGTATTACTTTCCCTTTTGCCGGCCTGTGTTCAGCACACCCAAATTTCAAGTCGGCAATCAAGAACCTTTCCCAATCGGCGCAAGTTGGTTCCAACTCAATCGAATCTGCCGTTACTTCTGTAGCCCCAGCGCCACAAACAGCACAGACGTTATTTTGCAAAAGTATCTTAAGCGCAGGCATTACGGACTCCCGTCATAGACTGCCGTTTCATCGGTCTCTTCGGTAGCCACGCGGTCGGCACTGGTGTACTGGTAACTATCTGCCCGGTAAGGCAGGCTGATGGTAGCCGTAGCCGTCACGCCACCCAGGTTGATCCCGAATTCCTGCGCTTTCAATTTCAGCAGATTCTCGAATCCCTTACGTGCTTCGACATTCGAGACACGCAGCCAGTCTTTATAAAAGTCGGGGCTTGATAACTGGGTGATGATATAGCGAATGCAGGCGATGGATGCCGCGCCTACGGAGCCTTCAATAGTCAGTAGCGCGGTGATGGTTTCATCAGCCAAGTACGCGCCGTCTGAGTTCGTGTCCCCTACATGGAAGCGGACCAAAGCTAAATCGGTAGACAGGTTGGTCGCAAAGGTGAACGTCATTAGCGCATTTCGTAAAGTACGCCGACCGTTACACAGTCGGTCAGCGCATCAGCCTGAGCAACAGCAACACGGATTTGCCCATTGACTACATACGGCTCGTAAATTTCGTTCGTGCCGTCATAGGTTACAGTGGCTTCGGCGTTATCTTCTACCGCACGGCGGGGATAGCGCATCACATCAGTGGCGCTACTTGTCTCAACGTGGATGGTTTGCCAGTCCACTGACCCGATGTGCTCAGTAATCGTGACATCGGTCGTAGCTGGTGCGCTGGCGTGATAATCGATCCGCAGAGCCAGGATATGCCCGCTAATTGCCGCGTTACTATTCGCCGCGCCGGTCGCATTTGCGGCCGTGCCGGTGGTGGTAACTTTGATAGTCTCTTCTCGAATCATAGTCTCACCCTATCGCGTGAGCGATGCCCAGGATAACCGCCGAAATCCCTACTAATACTTCCAGGTAGGGGAGACCTACGCCCAGATATAGCAGGCCGATCAGCAGGAAGAAAACAACGGTGCATATTTTGAGTAACATCTTTACTCCGCTTTACCGCGCCGTCGTTTCGGCTTCTTCGCCTCTTCGACAGGCTCGGGCTCTTCAATCGATTCGGGCGCTTCTTCTGCGGCGGGCTCTTCGACAGGTTCAGGCGTATAGATTTTGGCAAGCCCAGCAGCAAGATATTGACCTGCTCGCCGATCTTCCATTGGCACAATCGCACCTTTTTTGTAGTGACCTAAACTTTTCAGGATTTCGACTGTTTTCATATTTACTCCATAAAAGGCGGGCGCAATGCCCGCCCTTTGGTTATTTCTTTTCGACTGGCTTTTCAGTCTCTTTCGGCGCGTTTTTGCTTTGTTCGATCTGCGCTAACCAATACTTGCATTCTGCAATAGCGCCAATGGTGGCATTGCCATTTGCTTGTATCTGCTCCAGCGTAGCCTGTAATTCAGCCAGCCGTTTTTCGAGTTTCTCTTTATCCATTACAACCTTATGATGGAGCAGTGTCCCAGAGCTTGATATAGCGGGTCGCAGTACCAATAAGTACTTTGATCCATCCGCTTTGAGTGCCTGCATTCGTCTGAGTAGACTTAGCGGGCAGTTCATCATCGGGGAGCCAAAGCAGATTGGTAAACCCGTTTGCCGTGTTGGTCAAATGCATTATGGATTTAGTTACACCAGATGCGTTTTCGATGTTCCAAACAGCAACATCTTCGGCGCTCACGTCGGTCACATTGGACTGTACAGACAGGAATTGCACAGCAGCTACACCACCAGGGGTAAAAGTTTCGCCATTCAAAAGCAGCTTCATCCAGCGGGCAAAGACACCCACAGCAGGAGCGCCCTCAGCAGACAAAACCGTAGAGCCTGCGTCCACTTCGGCGATGTCTTGCCCGCCGAACAAACTCTTACATGATGCGCCGCTATCCATAAACACGAACGAGCCGGCGCCCAAAACCTCGGCCACGCCGTTCGTATGGAGCTCACGATAGTCGGTGTATACCTGTGCCGGGGTTGCCCCCACCGTGCCTGTAAAAGCAATCCAACCGGAAGCACGGGTAGGGTTGACGCTTGTACCACGAATGACATTGGTATTGTCAGCCAGGGTCATGCTCGAAAAGTTGAGCGGGTGACTGGTCGGCGATTGGGACGAAAGATCAAATCCATTCTCGGAAATGACCGGACCTGAGAAAGTAGTATTAGCCATTAGATTTTCTCCTTTGTGGATGAAAATCCACGACTATACGGAATGGCCGTAAATCCATTCCCATGACGAGAAGCCGAGAGAGAATCTCATGTATCCTCTAAATTTCGCCTCCAGTTGGAAGTCGCTCTGCGGGTCAAGAGCAAACTCGACTGGTACACGGTTGAACCACCAGAGATGTTGCTTGGCAAGCTGGCTATCGATCATGAACCAATTGGTCGCATCGGTCAGGTAATCCCAAACGACCACCCGTAGCCCCATCGCGTTGACAAAGTTCAAGTCGTTATCAGCACTACCGGTTTTTTGGGGAGTGCCAACAAACACATATGCTTCGTCTTCTAGTTCGGGTGGGACAAGCAGGGTATCAGGCATAACCTGGATCAATTCGCCCCGATCATCCTTGAATTCGCGCATGAGGCGACGGGTCTCGATGATCGCGTCACGAGAAAGCGCACTCGAACCGGCATTATCCTGCGTGGTTGCAGTATTGGCGGGTGATGCGGGGTGAGCGTCATCGCAAAGGTATTGTGAATCCGCACCCAAGCCGGAAGCGAAGGCATTGTTGAAGATGTCAGCGGCCGATTTTTCACGCTTACGGATCGCAGCTAAAGCCAAGCCGGAAGGACGGGTGTTGATGATGTTGTACTGATCATCATCAACCAGCTTGCGTTCGACCTTGAAGCCACGGACATACTCCACATGAGTGAACGTAGTCTTATAGCCCTGGTCGAAATCATCGTACTCGATAGCGCCCTTATATTCGTTCCAGTCACCAAAACCACCGGCACCAAGAGCTTTCTCGGTTGCCATCGTTGAGCCTTGCACGTTGTAGAACAGCGGCGCTTTAGCAGCGGCAGCCAGTGCATCAACTTGTTTGAAGAAAATCGAGCGGAGTCCTGGTTCTAACAGTTCAGCCCATTGTTCTGAGATAGCCATTTCACACCATCCTTATGTATTGCCGAATGAAGTATCGGCGAACACAACATAGGCCAAAACATTGCCGTCGCCATCGGTTCCGGTATCCACCAGGATCAACGAACCGCCGCTTGAGTCGGAAGCCGATACAGTGTTACAGTCCGCCGTATCGATGGTTTTGGTATAGCCCTTTTTGAATGCAGTAGATGTCGCGTCCATCGAGCAGCGCCAGACCTGATTACGGGTCAGGATCGCAGCCTTTGCCGTTGTAGTCCCGGCGGTAATATCAGCGGCGGCAACTGCTTCCTGCATGACTGCAATCACTTCGGTGGTCGTAACTGTCACCTGGGTGATGTCACCGTCTGATTCTACGGTCATCAGGTCGCCGATTTTGTGGGCGGCAGCCGTAGAAAGAATAAAATCGCGTATGACCGGGGTGGCTCCTGAGCCATCCAGCATATACGCAAATTCAAAACCTCTTGTAGCCATTGTTTGATACCTCATAACCCCTGTTCGGGGTTTCTACTTTTTCAAGTTTTTAGCGTACTCCTCATCTGTGACGCCAGTCTTGCGAGCAAAAATCCTCTGGTCATCTGTGAGTTCTACAGTCTTCTTGTTATTGCCACCGCCGAGCTTGCCCGCCCCGATGTCGAATGTTGGGGATTTGGCAAGCAATGCGCGGTTACGTGAAATCCAGCGAAGTTGCGCTTCCGTTGAAAGCTCATCAGGGATAAGCCCGCGCCGGTCTGCCGGAATTTCTTCGATAGCAGAAGCAAGCGTTTCTTTCAGCGTTGTCTCGTAGGCTTCGAGTTTCTCAGCCTTCGGCTTTGCGTCAGACAACTCGGCGGCGGTCTTTTCATAGAGCGCCTTGTAATCTTCTGCTTCCTTCAACCGCTTTGTCTCAGCTTCATGACCGGCTTTTTCCATTGCGGACAGACGCTTTTCCAGGTCTTTCCGTTTCTGGATCTCTTCATCTAACCGACTCTTGGGAATAAGATGCTCTTGTTGTTCGGTCTTTTTCGCCTCCGCAGGCGGTTGCACCTGGTCCCCGTCTTGATTTTCAACGTTCTGGTCTTTCTCTTCGTCTGGCATTTCAACATCCCTTCTTCGAGTTTTACATGCTACGCCATGATAGGAATAAAAAAACCGCCATTTAGCGGCGGTCTCTTTCGAGAATGACCACAAAACAGCGGCGGTCTACAAAGTAGAATTACCTTTATTCGATTGTTGCTATTGTATCACAAATCACCCACCTATAACAATTCCTTTCTCTCTTGCAAAGCGTTTGCATAACTCAGCGACCAAGCCGTAACCATTGAATAATTTGAGTCCCTCAATCCGCCTCAGCAATTGATTGTCATCATATTGCCGAGCTAAAGATGTATCCATATAAGCAAAGTTGAACCTTGGAACTTCATCGATTTCAAAATTATTCCTGGCAACTTCACCGATTTCGGTAATCTCATCTAATGTGTAATCCCCACTCAAAAACAATGAGCTATTTGGATATATCACAGCAATTGGTTTCTCCGAGACAATTCGTCGCGGATCTTCTTTATGAATGAATTCCATTATCAAATCCTTTCTGTAATCCCTGCAATCGTGGCAGTCTCGCACGGTTCAACCAACTTCTTCCCGTTGTGCAGCCTGCGTATTTCGGCGGTACGCGGCGACGTGCCAAGAGTGCGCTCGATGTTATCGAGTTCTGTCAATAGCGCTTGGCGGCGGTTTTTGAGATAATCATAAAAGGGTTGCAAAAGTTCATCGTTGCTCATCTTATCCATCCAATCAGCGCCATGATTCCCAAAACCAGGATAAACAGCCATGCAATCGTTGAGTACATCGTACCGATCATAATTGAAGCCCGCGCCCGTATGTAGCGCTTACCGTGTAGTGTCTTTTTCATCAATACCATCTTCTTTCTGCAATTGCTCAATCATATTTATTTGTTTTTCGGTAAATTTAATGCCAAGACGGGCTATTGGATGTACTTGATATGTTTTTTCTTCACCGGTAAATCTATTAATTCGTGTTCTCTCATTGCCAGCTCGGGTTGATTTATAGAGCAATTTATATCGAAGTCTAAGCCACAAATCTTGTAAGCGCTTACCGTGTAGTGTCTTTTTCATCCGGCCGCCTCCCATGCCCTTTTAGAGTAATTGTGCATACAGCAATACCAAGACCGCGCTCATAGTTCATTGATAATACAAAGTAAGAAAAATCCCCGCGCTTGATAAGCATCCTTTCGGTAAGTGCTTTCTTGTACATATCTATGGATTCAACTTCTTTATCCATATCAAGTTCTAACACAATTGTCGGTGCATCGGGAATACAATCATCTGTTATCACTTGTACCATCTTCCTGAGTTATTCGGCGGGCTATATCCGCATGACGGGCAAACGGAGAACATCACGCCGTCGAAGTTGGTAGTCTGTCCGCAGTTGCGACAAGTCGATGTTGACTTTACAAATTGATTTATTCGTTCATCCGCTTCTCTGCGCAATTTGGGAGCGTCGAACCATTTCAAGACCCACCTATACCAAAGTCGGCGTAAATTGATTTTCATTGGTTCACTGTGTAATATTGCGCCGCGTTTTCACCCAGCGCACCAAGTAGGGACGACTCTACAATTTGTGCGCCGAATGTCGGATCAGTATGTTCGCCGACGAACTGCGAAATTGGCGTTCCAGCCTGGAACGCTCGCCACTTGGCGGGGCTATTCACAAACGACGCCTGCTGTCTCTGGCGTTCGGGGGAGAGTGAATTGAACCACTCTTCACCAGTGGTAAATGTGACAAAATTCCTATGCCCAGGTTTGCTATCAGCTTGCATAAATGACGGGCCGTCTGGGTTGCCGATTGTAAGGTACTCTTCAGAACACAAACAATTAAAGTGCCCGTCAATCCTTTCTCCCAACTCAAGCCTTGAGCCATGGAGCGAAACGCAGGCTAAACATGACCTATCCTGCAAAGCTGAAACCCTAATTTTACCCAATATATAAGAACTGTTCTGTATTTCCATAGCAGCAGACGCGTCTCTATAGCTTGTCAGTTGCAGTGTCCTGGTCAACGTCTCCGCTGCCCGTACCGGCATGTTTTGCGCTAAGTGTCGCAACTGTGATGCGGTGTACTTTGGCCCCCAGCCTTCCTGGATGCCTTTGAGAATGGTTTCTCGTGTCAATGCCGCGTAGCCTTCCCCCCAACCTTCCATTCGCTCTATCCACGATTCGCTCTCTACGTAGTTTGTAGCAAAGTTCAGCACAGTCGGTACATTCCATATCACCCCGGCGCGTTTCGTCTGCGCGATGTAAACTGCCAATCCTGCCGGTGATAGCGGGTCTCCCCCACTCTCTGCAATCTGACGGGTAACGTCCAAAAACACCTTAGCAGTCACAGCAGAGATAGCCAACGTTTGCCCGCTTGCCTGAATGTCATTGTCGCTGCCGGTGATCAGCGTTTGAGATGCAACAAAGGCGCGTTCGTAATCATTCAGCGCTTTTTGTAAGGCGGCATTGTCCGCGTTCATACGAGCGTCATCTTTTATCAGCCTGTCCGCTTCTTCATCCAGCTCCCTGAGTGAGCGTTGCAATTGCGAGCCAGGCGCGTTCGTGATCGCCTTGATCTGTGCAAGCATTTTGCCGGCGCTCTTGGTGTAAGCACGGTCAAGAGCGATATTCGTTCGTTCGGTGATGGAAAGCTGGTTAGGCATCGGTAATCAAAACAAACTTTCCGCTTCTATCTTCCTTGATTTTGAATTGATAATCTTTGATAGTTTGATATTGCAAATCATATTCAACATATACGGGCAAGTCGCCGTTTTCGTCTTTTATTTGTTCGAGCCGAGAAATAACTTCGGATATTTTCTGTTGTTGAATTGCCATCTCAAATCCCTTCCCGCGCTGCCATTGTATCAAACTCAGGCCTTTTGTTTACCGGCTTTTCTTCCATTTCAAGACAATAACGGGCTTTTTAAACTTCTTGCCAAAATTACTGCATGAATACGTCTCACAACTAATATAATCTACGAAATGCACCATTATGCTTTCACACTCTGGACAAATGCAATTTATGGCAATTTCGACTTTCATCTTAGATCCTTTCTATACTCGATTGCCAACTAACCCACCAGCCACCAACGCACCAAAGTTGAAACTGCCCTGAGTTTTGGCATTCTCGATTTCCGTATTTATATCTTCCTGCGACATACCAAGCAGAACGCCAATACGTTTGATATAAAACTCATCAGCAAACAACCCCGGCGATTTTTCGCGCAGCGTTACCAGCGTCGCTATCCGCGCGTTGACGTCCAACAACTCCGGCGATTTCCAAATGACATTGACAATGCCAAAGGCTGGCGCATTTTCACCTTCGAATGTGTTTTGGATCTCCGCTGTCAGTGTTATCAATTCCTTTATCGCATCCGTGTTCTGGTGCTGGAAGCGCTCTACCTTGCCAAGCAAGCCGATTTCCAGCTGCTTCAGCGCTTCGCCTGATAAGTTGCCCTCAGCCGTAACGCCATAGATTGGCGTTTGGGAGACATTGCTAATTTGTTGTGTCTCTTTCTCGATTTGGTTGGTATACTGCGAAATATCGGTAGCGTCGAACTGACCAACTCTAACTGCTTTCAGGAATTCCACCTGTTCCTGTGTCAGGTGGGTAACAATATTTTCTCCCTTATCTTTCAGCACCAAATTTATAACTCCCCCTGGCATAATGCCGTCTACGTCAATTTCGAAGCCAATAGACCAAAGTAGTTTGAACGCGCCAAACTTCGACGCCATAATCTTGTCACTCTGAATGCTATTAAGCGAATCTTGCAACGTAATTACAGGATGCAATTCACTCGTGCCGTAACTGGTGTAATTATCCCTTTGATTTACAAGAGAAATAATCGGGAGCTTTCTAGATTTGACCGGCCAGGGCCGAGTGTTGGTAAACTCCGTCTCGCTGTCTACAACGGCGGCAAAGCCGTTTCCTCTGTCAATAATTGTGTTCACTGGCACGATATTATCCGGCTTGACTTCCTGCCCGCTCTCATCGCCTATCCAATAACTCACCCTGTCCGGCTGGTACACTACCAGTTTGATAACCGCCCTGCTTGTATCTGCGGCGGCTACATCTTGTGTATCCGCTTCGCTCCACAACTTACAGGCCCACATGGGATCGCGAGTCATATCATCATAGACAACGATGATGCCGCTGAAACCATCGTAAGCGGGTTCAGAAGTCCATAGGGCGGTATCGGGGTCTACCATAACATAGGCATTGCCATCTCGGACAGCAGCCCGCCACCATTCCGTCTGTTGCGCGTCGAATTTGTTGCGAGTTAATGTATCAATCAACCATTGCTTCGATGCGTCCGTATCAGTTGCGATGTTTAGCACAAATATGCGCCCCGCCATTTTATCTACAACCACCTTGCAATAGTTGATATTTAGTTTGTTCAATTCCGCGTCATCTTCCCGCAAGCGTAACATTTTACGTATTTCTGTCTGCATACTTGCGCGGTGATCTCCATGTTCATAATTGCGAAACAACGCCACCCGCGCCCCGCGCTGGATAATCGCCTGTTTCCACGAATTGCGCGCGTCGATGGATGCGGCAAGCGCCGGGTCGGTTGATTCGAGTGCGCTGACAATTAAGCCGCTGTTATCCGTTGACATCATTCACCACCTTTGGAGCCAAAAGTAAGTCTCATTTCTTTACCACAATCATCACACTTGAAAATATATTCGTCAGAAGATTTCATTCTAACAAAAGTAAAATTTGTACACAGAGTGTGCGTATTGAAAACAATATCTCCGGAGAATTTCCCCACATATTTGATTTCCTCGGTAAGCCTAAGTATCCAATCTTCATCTTGAATCCGTGTTTGTAAGGTGTCAGCACCATACTTCGCCATAATTGTTCCTATCGAAACCCTGGCCGGGTCTCTTGTTCCTGTTTGCCGCGAATGTAATTCGTCACAGTTGCGTTTGTGTTGATCGTAACCACAATCATATCATCTTCGTAAGCATAGCGCAGCCAGTCGATAAAATGATTGTTATAGTCAATTGGTTGTGGTATTGGATTACCATTCTTATCTTCTTTCCACTTGTACTGTCTGAGTTCGCCTTGTTCGTTCACAAGTGTCTTATCTACAATAATTTTGTGTTGCTGTAGCCACTGAATACCATGCAAAACGCTGTCCTTGCCTTTGCGGGCGCCGATGGCATTCACCCCATAATTCCGCAATTCCTGGATGGACTTAGGCTCGGCGCTATCCCAAACAATGCGTTCGTTTCCTATCATCCCCATGACTTCCTTTGCCAGCAGGTCGTTAGTAAGTCCTGATTGGTAGAAACCATCGAACACATAGATTTCTTTGTGCTTGCGGTCATAGTGCGTTCGACCAAATGCGGCGGGGTCATTGCTAAATCCGAAGTCCCCCCCGTTGCGCCGATTGGTGAACTGGTCTTGCATCCCTGATAAATCACGGATCTCCCAATTATTGAAAATGACATTGCCAAGCACCCCCCAATTCCCATATGTGTAAACATCCCGATAATATTTATCTGTTTCGCCCAATAAGTCATTTATATCCTGCTCAGTCAAAAAGCGATTGTGAATATACCAAGTTTTGAGTATGCTCAATTCATCGCTGTTATATTCTGTCTGCTCTTCTGTCCAACCAAGCGGAGCAAAGAATTCCTTGAAAATCCAATGGTCTTGCAGAATAGGGTTGAACGTCAAATGAATACGTTTACGGATTTGTTCATCTCCACCGCGTTGCCGCTTCTTGAGTTGCTTCAAGTCATCCCAAGCCGCCTGCGTAGATTCTTCAATCCAAATATCAGTCAAGACTCCCTTTGGAAATGTAATTGATTTGATCTTCTCCAAGTCATCCAGCCCCTTGAAAACAGCCTGATACCCATTCTGGCAAGTAATAACCATATTGCTTTCATTGACCAAAAACAACTCGCCCACATTCCATTCATCAATGATGCGCTTGACTTCAACAAATGTCGAATATCTGCTGTCCTTTGCAATCTTACGACAAACAAGATAGTTTCGTCCACCATTGAGCAAGTCATAAATGACTTGCTGGGCCTTGAATTTGCTCTTGCCAGATGAAGCGCCCCCGTAATTGATTTGCAACCGTGACGAATTGTCCAGATATGGCCTATATATATCATTGAACACGCGTGGGTCAATGGATACCCAAATATCAGGCTTCGTCTTGGTTGCTACCATCTAATGTTACCTTGATGACTTTCATCTCGCCTTTGACATTCAACTCATCCGGCACTTTCCCAAATGCAATCTCTAAAAACTCCTTTTGCCGCCTGGGGTCTCTGCTCATTTGCAAGAGTATCGCCTGTACTACCGTGATCCGGTCATCAATGCCAGGTATGGCTATCTCATTCCCCTTATTGTCTTTGGCAACGTCAACGGCGATTTGCTTTGCCAGTTCTCGGAGCGCGTCAAAAGAACGCGGGCGACCTTTACGGTTGATCCGCTTATCCCTGACTTCGCCGTCATTCGGCTGGAATGGCTTCAAGTTCTGTTCGTTTGCCATGTCCTCACTGTTTTCTCGCAGTATCGTTATTCAATCCGCTTGATTTCAAGATTTGTGCGGGTAGTAATCGCACTACAAACGATTCTAAGGCGTTTATTTTGATGTGTATATATATTCCATTGGCCTGTTTTGCGCATTTTTCGACATTTCGACTGCCATATATGGCATTATATTCTATTTCCTGCGTGACGCGCCCATATATGGCTATCAGAAACAGCAAAAAGCGCCTGCGCTGGAGCGCGATCTGGTTAATATAAGCCTTCTCAAGAGCTTGTATTTCCACTATAAAATTGGTGGCCCCAAAATCTTGACAGATATAATAGATGTGTGTATAATAACTACATAGTCGAGAGCAGTTCTCGGCGCAAAAAACAAGGAGAATAAAATGGCTAAGAAATGCAAGATCACAACTCGAAGAACTGGCAACAACAATGTTGTCATGGTAGCCCGCGCTGGTGCCAATGGGACCGGCAGAGAAATCTCCCGCGCTACTGGATGGGATAATGCCCGCGCGCTCGATCAGATGCTTGACAACGTTTTGTTTGAAGTCAAGCGCCAGGGCTATGAGCCGACCCCCTGGGATGCCAGCGGCGACGAGTAAACAATGAATCAAACTCAGAAACGGGCGGCCCGGGGCCGCCCCCCTGCTGTTAACCCAAAGAAACGCCATAACGTCATGCTGCGGAAAGAGATTGCGAATTTCATCCGCAGTATCAGCGCAGGCAACCTGTCGGCGGGCATTGAATTGCTCGCCAAATTCTGGAAGGAACAAAAAGGAGCGTAACATGCAAACATCGTTCATAGAAACTTCATACACAGAAAGAAAAGCCTCCATGCTCAACGATGACGGGTGGTCCGTCAAAGGCTGCTCATACATCTATGCTCCGCGCGGTCAGGCGGGTGAGTATGCCAAGCTCGCAACCAATCCGTACCGAGGATGCGGGCATAAATGTTCGTATTGTTACGTTCCGAAGGTCTTGAAAATGGATCGCCGCGAATTTGATAACGGCGCAGTGCCACGGCCAAGCTTTATCGATAATCTTCGCAAAGATGCCAGAAAGTATCAAACTGCTGGCATTCACGAGCAAGTCATGCTTTCGTTCACAACCGATCCGTTCAATCCCTACGATATGAGCTTGACCCGTCCGACTATCGAAACTCTCATCCATCACGGCTTGGCATTCTGCACGCTGACCAAAGGCGGGGCCAGGGCTTTGGATTTCATGGATCTGTTTCGCCCAGGTCGGGATGCTTTTGCCAGTACGCTCACTAGCCTGGATTGGTCGTTTTCTCTCAAATGGGAGCGCGGCGCGGCTTTGCCGGAAGAGCGGATAGAGACGCTCAAGAAATTCCACGATCACGGGATTTTTACGTGGGTCAGCCTGGAGCCTACCCTGAGCGCAGAATCCAGCCTGCAAATCGTTCGAGAGACTCATGAATTCGTTGATTTGTACAAAGTTGGCCGCGCGAATTACCTGCCCATGACCGGCACGACTGATTGGGAAAGTTATACCCACCGGATGATTGAACTCTTGCAGAAGGTCGGCGCAAAACATTACATCAAACATGATCTTCAAAGATATTTGCCTGAGGGCTATCATAATCCGAAGTACATCCATCAGCACAATTAAAAACCAGATAGTGCTTTCGTCCTTTGGAGCGGTGTGCAATTCGCTGCACTCCATGAGACGAAAGCCAATCTAAAAAATATTCCCAGCCCGACCGGTAAAACAAGGTCGGGCATTTTTCTATCATTTCTTGTTTAATTCCAATATCCACAAGCAAGCCATGCGGGATAACACCAAAGACAGATTGGATAAACGTTACAAAAACAATTCCTTTATATCCACGTTCGAACAATAGCTTTAATTGCTCGTAAGGCACGCCGTAAGCATCCAGATCAATCATATCAAATTTATTTAAGTCCATAGATTGCAAATAGGCCAGGTTATTACCCGGTAGATGAAAGCCGATACCATCTTTGAAATCAATGGACAATCGCTTAATTTTAACATCTGTGAGCGAAGCGACATTTTTCCAAACCATCCCCTTTCCAGCATAGCAGTCCAAAAGATAGATCGTATCTTTTTTTGGAAGATGATTGACTCGGATATAAACTTTATCAGCCAGATAACTGTTGTCAGTTCGCACCATAGACCACCTCTATGCCTGGCATTTTTTCGATTTCCGTTATCTGCTCACGTACATCCAGTACGGATTCAACGCTATTTTCTAAATCGACTGAAATCAAGATGTGTAATAATTTTCTTGGTCTGATTTCCTGGCTTATTTCATCTAGTTTTTCTTTATCATCAAAACTGGATGCTTCTATAAATTCGCTGAGATTCTGAAAATCATTGCTCCATGTGTCTAATAGATCAGTGCCAAATCCGAAGTTTCCCATGTCAGGCCAGCTATTTGCAAGTACGTCCCAATCCCACGCGCCACCCTCCAGGTTCGCCGCAATATTGGCTTCTCTGGCCGTCTGTTCATCCCAATTGACCAGCCTGTAGGCATAACGCTTATCCTGCCAAATAATAAAGCCGTGCGCGAGCGTGCCTTGTTCGTCTGGCTGCTCATATCGCTCCACGATAACAGGCTCCGAGCCTTCGCCAAATATCACCATGCGCTGGTTGCCGCCAATGATACTGTCGTCTCGTTGGTTGTGGACCACGCCGGACAAGTCACCCAAGCGCGCGAGCTTATCCCGCAGCCGCGTAAGCTGTTTTGATGTGATTTGGCGCGGGTTCGATGCGTAATGTTTCATCCTACCCCAGCCCAATCACCAGCACCACCCCCGCCACAACGCCCAAAAATAATATCGCAGATGCGAGCATCAACAGACACCCCCGAAGCGAGCACGGCATCATCGGTTCAGTTTTCATTTTTCACCATTTCAGGCTCTTTTCCGTTGACTTTCTCTGGTATCGGCTTTGGCGTGACGGCCTCCGCTATCACATTCCACGCCTGTACTGCGTTCGCACAATCCTGGATTGACAGGCCGGGCTTTGTTACCAAAACTTGCATCAAAAACTGTAGAGCTTGCTGAGGATCCATTTGCTCCTGCTTTCTATGATTTGATCTTATACAACGCCTGTTTGTAGGTCGTTCCACCTGTAGACGTGCCGTTCAGGAACGTTTGCAACGCGGGGATGATGACGCCTAATTTGTTGATCGTTGCCCCGTCCACGTGTTTGATGGAACTGTTCGCCAGCGCAGCGTCGAAGGCAGTCATATTGATTCCCGCCTGCGTTGCCTGGGTGAGAACGTCTTCCAGTTCTTCGAAGGCTTCGATAAATGCGGTGGTCTGTTGTACTGCTTTGTCTGCGATGGTGAGTGCGACATTGGTTTGATCTATTGCCATTCGTAATCTCCTCTACATTCCCATTGCAAAAATATTGAGTGAATGTACCGTGCAATCATCTGCGTCAGTGGTATTGCCAACGTACAATTCCAGATAATCGTTAGTTGCTAATGATACCATTACGTGCATAGCGGTGCTGCGTATCCCGGATGCAGTAGTAGCCTGAATCAGGACTTTTGATTCTGCTAACACTATTCCGGTCTTGGCTACACCAAACACAAATGTGTCATTGGCGCTCGCAGGCGCAATGCTGATAGTGCAAGCTACATGGAATGTCCGCGTAGTTGCTCCGATATAGCGCAAACGCCCGTCGTCTGCACCGCCATTATCGAATTCCTTATCATTGCTGAACGTGGTGGCCGGAGCGGCTTTTACCATATTCGTACTGCCGTCAGACTGCGTCGCAATCACAACTGCCGTGCCGGTCATGTCGAAGTAGCTTATCTCCCCCATCGGCAACATCAAGCGGGTATCGAAAAACGCCTCGCCGCCAGACGCGCGTAAACCAAGATTAGAAAGCAGCGTGTCAATCGCAGTGTTATTTGCCTGTTGAACAACTGTAGTCACGCCAAAGAAACCAAGTTTTGCCGCTGTCCCGCTGGCTTCAATCTCGATACCCAACCGCGCCGCCGTGTCGTATGCGCTCAGGCTCATCTTGGCCTTGCGGGTTGCATTCGTAGCATCGATCCAACTGGTGCTGATTAGCCCGGCGTTTTGATTTGTCCCTGTTGTAGCCGTCTCTAATACAAACAACTGCGCTACACCAAAGCCAGCGGCGGGTGTTCCTGTTGATTCGGCCCGCAAAATTCCCACATTCACAATCGTATTCGTTGCCGCTGTTTCCTGCACGATACTAGTCACAGCATTTAGGCGGAGCGTTTGGGAAGCAGGGGTTTCTGCCATTACTCCGTAAATTATGGCGCTGCTAATTTCAACCGCCGCGCTTGCTCTAATGGCAGCAACGGCATCGAGAACCAACACCGAACTGGCAGTTTGTCTAGCTCCTGCATTATTTCCGATAAAGATACAATAATTTTGCAGGGTGGTGTAGTAACCCGCGTTGACTCCAATACCAACATTTCCAGAACCAATACATGAATACAGTGCACTTGACCCCATTGCCATATTATTAGTAAAACTCGTCCCGGTTCCAAGCCGCAACGCCTGCGCCCCCATTGCCATATTTCCGCTGCCGTTGACACACGCAAAAAGTGCGTTAAAACCTATTGCTGCATTGTATTGTCCAGTCGTGCAACTATATAAAGCTGCTCGTCCAATCGCCGTATTTTGAGTACCGTTAGTGAGTGACGCCAGCGCATATGCGCCTATGCCCGTCGCGTATGTGGCGGTTGCGGCTGGATTACCAGCTAACGGCCCGACAAATAAGTTTTCAGCAGTTGTACCTAGATTTGCATAAAATCTGCCCGCGTTCGTCACTCCCGCCAAAACCGTAGCTCCGCTTTTTATTTGCCACGCGTCTGCTGTTGTGGATTTATTGATTGTCAATCCAACGACATCAGTTGCAGGCGTTATGGTCTGTGCCGCCGTAAACACATTCGCCGTAGCCAACAATGCCGCCGTCCCCGTAGCCGGTACGGTCAGCGTAAATCCGCCCAGCGCCACAGTTCCCCCGCCTGTGATAGATGTCGCAGCCCCCAGCGTGAGTGTTGAGCCTGCAAGATTGGCAACGCCCGTCCCGCCCAGGTTGGCGGCGAGCGGGAAGGTAAGCGCCGCCTGTTTGGCCGAGAATGTGTCCCAATCCGTACCGGATAATGCACCTGTCACGCCGGACGAAGCAAGCGCGAGAGACAACACCTGGCCGAGCAGCGACAGGCCGTTAGCGGGTGCGCCGAGCGTAACATCTCCCGTGTTTGTGCCGCTTAGATTGCCCAGGTCGGTGATGTTCTGCGATGTGATGTTTGCTGCCTGAGACGCAAGAAATACCGGGTCCGTCTCAGCCGTGAGATATGCGCCAATCGGCTGGTAGGTGCTCGCGGCCGTCCCAGGCGTGAGATAGTCTACATCTGCGGTAAGCGCATCCTGCTTGCTGTTGAATGTGCTCCAATTTGCGCTTGATAACGCGCCGGCAACACTAGCAGACGCAAGCGCGATGGACAACACTTGGCCTGCTACGCTCAAGCCATTGGCGGGTGTACCGATAGTCAACGCAACGTGAGAATTCGGGTCAAGCGCCGACACTGAAACAGTGATCGGGGTAGATGTTACCGCCGCCGCAATAGATGAATTTGTAACAGCAGCCGAGACAGGCGTAGAGCCTACAGACGCGGTAACAGTCGTCTCAGATACAGCGGCCGTGACGGGAGACTCAGTCACCGCAGCAGCAACCGTTGTTTCTGTTACCGCCGGGGCAATGACTGTCTCTGTGATCGTCGCCGTTACTGTCATTTTATGGATATGGCTTGACTATGAATGTCCCGGCTAATACGCGCCGGGTACTGGTCCCGATCGTCCAGGCCAAGTACCAGCGGTGCGAACCAGAACCAATAGTAGTGATCTGTGCATCGGTCAAGCCAATAGTAATCTGTCCTGTGGCAAGGCTAGTATTAGCGACAGTCATATCGGTAGTCGTTGCGCCATGTTCCACTTTGGCAACAAATGTATAGCCCGTCAACACAACGTCAAAATCAATCAACTGCGACAGGTCATCCCCCAATCCAATTTCTATATTTAGTTCACCAGGTATTTGCTGAAAATCAGCCATTCGTTTTCTCCCAGCGGCCCCCGCTCGCCGCTTGCTATTCCTTCTGCCAGTTCGCTTCTGGCACCGGCAGCACTGGCACCCAATCACTTTGCGGGATATGCAACACAAAATCATGCTGCCCGCCGGTATGCCCGCGCTGCTCTAAAATAAAATACCATTCGTTTTCAGTCGTCAGGCCAAACACCTGGCTGCCCTGGATACACAGCTCCACGAATGTTACTTCCTTCACTCCATCCAATATCGTGCCGAATGGCAACGCTGGCAACTCACGGACAAATTCAGTCTCTATCGCCGCGATCCCGCCGGGGCAAGCGGTGGGAATGGCAAGCCTGCCGATATTTGGGTTGACTTTGCCATAATAGGACTCTTTGTCCGCATTGTTCCCGCATACCCCTTGCAGATACCACCTATCCGGCGCGTCATGGTAATTGCTCCACTCCGGCGGGCGGCCAATGTCCTGGCACTCGAACAGTGTCCATTGCCGCCACTCGCCGAGCTTACGCAAGAGCGCGCCACCGGTAAGCAGGAAGTTATAGATATTCACTCCGGGCGGGCGGACGGCCATAGGAACTCCTTTGCTTTGAAAAGGCAATAATATACTTGATACATAAGGGGATTTTTCTATTCTATCTCCTCCTCAACCGACATAGCTGGGGCTGGGACAGGAACAAAGAGAGAGAAGTCAACATAATATTCCTTGCCAACTTCAAACAATTCATCGCGGATCGAACTAAGTTCGATCCCGCCCGATGGAGTCCACTTCCAAAACGTCTTATTTTCATCGCTGCCACTCGTAACGGCGCTGAATTTATAGTTGTATATAAATGGGTCGGGGCTACTTGTCATTTTGGTGACAGAGTGACAATAGAATTTTGCTCTAACTGCTTGATTCATTTTGTGTCCTTTCGTTAGTTGTTAGTCAAATATGTTATTGCTCGCGCGAATAACTTTGCTAAAAATGCCAAGATCGCGTTAGCTTTGCTATCACGCCAGCCAAAGCCTGGCGTGTTGAATAGTTCGTGTTGCCGAGGAGTCATACCGGAGAAAAAGTACACATCCCAACCGTAGTTCAGATCTTCCGGCCAGAATACAAATTTGGTGAATTGATCTACGCGGTAATCGTGCGTGTCTTCCCGATAGTAATATCGGCGCGGCGCGTACAATTCGTTCGTCATTTGGATTGTTTGCTTGACTAACGTCCGCGCTTGCCCCCAGCCCAGGTCGTCATGGACCACATACACAAACGTGTCCCCAGGCAATACGCGCGTACCGGATGCTGGCTCTCCCACCGGCACGGGCTGCGCGGACGGCGGCACTTCGCCTGTCGGGATGTATTCTTGCGAGTAAGGGCCGTAACTGATGAGTACGCTCATAATACTTACTCTTGACTGTTGACTATCTTAAGCATTTTATCGGCTTCATCCCTGTCGCTGGGTTTCATGTTTTCGGGAAGTTGATCGTAAGGCGTATTCATCTGGAATGACCAACGCTCCACCAAAGGAGCGGGAATAGTTATGGAGCCATCCAAATTTTGAATAGACTTACTGAACATATATTTCATCCAGCTAGACCATGCTTCGTGAGCATAAGCTGCCAATTTCTCCCTGGTATCATTCATTTCAGCCTACTTTCTTTACATAATCCTGCGTTGTAAAAACTTGCCCATCTTTTAGCCACTTCATCGTGAACTCATCCGGCGGCGGCAGGCTCGGCGGCTGCGTAGGCGGATCTTCCGGAATGGTAACAATCTCGATATAAATCCGCTCAACGCAGAACTTCCTTTGCGGGTCTAATGTCCATAGCGGAGAGTTTATTACAACCTTCTCCCCCAATACCGTACCGAGTGTTACGTTCGATCTTTTTTCAGTGGGCACCGCCCCCCAGGGTCTCATCCCATCGGGCGAGTAGGCCATCGCCCCCGGTTTGATATTGTTTATCATCGCCATACCACACTCCTTACTCCTTGATATGGCAACATTATACCATCTACCCCGCGCTTTGCAGGATCAGCGTGCATAAACAAATCAACACGATTGCAACGATACCCAAGCCTACCTCAAGATATTTATTGCGCATGGCCCGCTCCTATTCCCGCCGCGCGGCGGATTCGCTGGCTTCTAGCATCCTGTCCAACACATTGCTGTTTCGCAGGTGACGTTGCGCAATTCGATGCAAGTGCGGAGCGGCAATCGAGCCCACTTCGTCCGCGTGTAACGCCTGGACATGAGTAATCAGCGCCGCGCACGTTTGATGATTGGCTTCATCGTTGACGTTGATCGGTTTTTGTTTCGGTTTGAATAAACTCATCGCTCAACTCCTCTCCCGTCCAACTCGAGTTAACTCATGTTGTAATCGCGGTATCCAGCAATCTAAATTGTGGCGTTCAGCATCACCCCACCAGGTAGCATCACAAACATGGCAGCGATGATACGCATACTGACTGTTCGGTGCAGATACCTTTTGATACCATTCTAATATTTCTTGCAATAGTTCTGTATTCATCGCTCAACCTTCTTCTCACCGTCAATGATTGGCTCAAAACTCACACTATATCCAGCAATCTTTTTATGGCTCCGCTGGTGCGCGTTCAATGCTGGCTGAGAACCGAAACTTCTACCACATCCACAGGGATATTTATCTAAATTCATTTGCGGACTAGCAGCGTAATACATGGTAGCCCTATCTTTCCAATAAATATTATCCATCATTAGAGTAGCAATCTTTCTGTCTTTCGCGTCCATTTCTGGCACGAAGGCTACTGCTGACCATCCAGGACTTGACAATACCCATACTGGCATCGGGCAATCTTGCCAATCATGTTCCCAGCAAATAATTAAATCACACTCTAACGGATTATGTCTATGAGTATAAAACGATGAAGATTTGAATTCAAATTCGGCCCTGATAATTTCCCCATCTTCAAGGTTGCGGATCTTTACATCCGGGAATGCCGCTTGAATTTCCAAAATCTCCCATCCTGCCTCTTTGCAATGCTCTGCAAATTCTACAATCACGCCCATTTCATTTGTTGCTTCCATGATAACTCCAAATAAAAAGCGGCTACCGAGAAATCGAGTGTTTGCTGAAGACACAAGCTCGGAAACCGCTTTTTATTCTCGATGTTCTTATGTCTTCAGCAAACACATTTTATCATCGATTGCTTTCCAGGTCAACAGCAATCGGCTTATACACACATCCCCGCGCGTGTGCATTCGCTGCATTCTGGCTTCCAAATTTATGCGAACAGCCAGCGCCCGCATAGCGACAAACATAATCCGCTTTTATTCGCTTTGCGGATTTTCCTTTCTTGTTGTCTTCGCTTTGCGGCTTGCTTACCGGCTTCTCTGCTGGCATCAGCGAACGATCTACCAAAGCGCCCAGCACCAAAACAAGAGAGATTGCAAAAGAAGCGCCGTAAGCAATGATATAAGACTTAACGCTCATCTCGATATAATTTGCGTTGCCAAGTACCAACGGCTCTACAACCATCAGCAGAAAGAGCAATCCCCAGCCCGTCTCTCTAGCACGTTTAGATTGAACACGCGGTAGAAGATTTGCAGACTTGACAGTCAGTCCCACAATTGCAATCCCGGCGGGAATGCCGCCGATATATATCCAGATACCACCAAGCAGCAATTTGAATACGTTGATCCAGATTACGCCTTGCGCGATCGCGGCAAAGGCAATCAAAATGTAAGAAAATTTGAAACGCTTCATCGCTTCCACTCTCCAAACAACAGCGGCAACCCGACGCCCACCAGGACGGCAAGCAAGACAGTGAGCGCAATACATAGCGCCGGTGCGCACGGAATAAATAGCAGCATCCACAACAACTCTTGCTCAGTCATGCTTTGCTTTTCGGCTCCGGCAATTCGACAAACCAGCCACGTTTTTCGAATTCCGCGATGAGCAATTCTGCCGTATCGCACGCGCGCTGTACGATCTCGGCAGGCGCAAGCAAGGCGAGTTTGGCCCGGCCTGCGCTATCTTCCCCGTCCGGCCTTGCGGCAATAATCCCCCACCGCGTTACTAACTCCTGTGCAATTTCTGCCGCACGTACAGGTTGGCGTTTGACGAAAACGCGAACCATAGCTTTACCAGATTCATCATCAATCAAATACCCAACATCTTTATTGCTTTTAGGTTCACTCATTTCGATCTCCTTTTTTATTTATCCAAAAACAGTAACAGAATCGGCCACGCCAGCGCCAAAACAAAGCCAATCATTGCAAGTATGTCAACAATGCAACCACCAAGTCCTTCCCTATCGTCGCTCATCCCGTCACCCAAAAATACAGCAATTCATTTCCACTCACCGGCCTGCCATCGATCTCGACAATGTAGCCCTGCCCCAAATATCGCTTATCGATATGCGGGTATGCGTTGGGGTTAATGGAGACAAGATCGTATTCAGCAATGGTTTTATCCAGCAATAAGCATTTTCCTGTTTTCATCGTCGTAGTCATCCCGTCACCGCCTTGAATATTTCACCCAGGCAGTCCATCAGACCACACACCAATAGCCCCAGCAGGATCGCACAGACCGTCAGGAACAATCGTAGAGCCAACGGCATACCGGCAGACCCGGCCAGCCCGTCTTGTGCTTCTATCAGTTTTCGTTTCATGATTATGCCCTTTCTGTCAAATAGTGCGTATAGTTTGCTTGCGATTAGCTTGTGATTAGGTAAAACATGCCATTTTGCATGATATTACGCCTCGGGGGAGGGGAGAAGAGCATCAAGTATATTCAAAATCTCATATTCTTCTTTCCGCAAATGCTCAAAAAAACTCCACCCCCGCCCCTCTGTGATGACCACTCCGTTATTCTTGTCCATGAGTATTCGTACCCGATTGTCTTTCAAAATGTTCGTAATGAGATTGTAAATTGTCAGTCCGCGCCCAGCGCCAAAAATATCTTGCAAGATGCGCGTCGTATAATTGCGAGACTTGCATACTCCAATTCCTAACATATGCCACTCTTCCCGCGTCAATCCGCGAATCTCCTTGGACACACGTTGGCTATCTCCATCGATGAGCACAAGACTGAGAACTACCGTTCCATCATTCACGTCAGTTTGTTTTATTCCTTCCGGTAAAGCAGACGCTCCCGATTGATAATACACATAATCTTCCCGCTTGCTAAGTAGCCATCTTGAAATCAACCATCCTACAAAGCACCCTCCAACAATCCAAGCCACAACGATAACGGGCTTGTTTACTTCCGCGCCAAATGCCAGAATGCTCCCCAGGATAAGCCCCACGAATCCCCCCCAGGACATAGGGATAAGAATATGATGCAGTTCGGGCGCGTCATCCATGCTAATGATTCCCCTGCCGTTATTGGGTTCGGGTCATCCATAATTCAGCCACGATCATGGCAAAAAAACCGCCAATGGCAGACGCAACCGCGATACTAAAATCATCGAATGCCACCAGCGCAATGCCGCCAACAATAACCGATGCGATGACAAAGATGCCGAGCGGACTCTTTTGCGTCTTTACTGCTGGCTTGACTTCTACCGGCACCACCTTCGCTCCCCCGCCAATATCGGCAGCCACTCGCCGCGCTGTTTCTTCTGGCAGCGGACCTGTTTGTCGAACTTTATCTTTTACAACAACATATTTTTCTGCCATTCATCGCTCCTATTTCGCGCTTGTCCAGTCAAAATCCTTCGCAGTATACAACATTGCGACTTTCCAAATATTTTTACAGTGCTCACAATCAACCTTTGCGCCTTTGGGTACGTCAACTTCAACCGAATCAACTTCTGGCGCAGGATCATCGCCATCGTCACCGCATATGGTCGCGTAATTCCCCGTTGGGTGCGGGAGATGTACTGAGATAACACCGTCATGCAAGATCGCAACGTATTTCATTCATCACTCCTTTTCACGATCACACGCCAAGCGCAAATAAAAAATGCCACACCCAGCACCACTAGCCATAGCAAGCGCAGCCACGCCCGCCACAAATCCACCAGCACCCCAAGAGCGCCTGTCACCTGCGCCGCCACGAGCAACGCGGCGAGAACGAGTGCCAGCAGCAGCCAGGGGAGCGGCTTCATTCGGCATTCACCGGTTCGATGTGCAAAACGATGCGAACCGGCAAGGCTTTGTAACACTCAGGCCCGTATCCGCGCTTGACACTCAACTCATCAGTAAGGCGTTTGCCACAGTTTTTACACGTTGGATACGGCTTGCGAAGTTGTTTCCATGAGCGGCAATCATGCGCCGAAAATTCGCTTTCAACTTTAACAATTGCTTTTTGCATCTCTCACACTCCCAGCATTTTACCGAAAACCAGAATGGCTACAAACAACATACACAACGTAGCCACGAGCGCCATCGCCGCCGCCACCGTGCGGCGAACACTGCCGTATGGCCGGCGTAGGTTGCGGTCAGGCGTGACCTGCATCCCGCGCGATGTCCATTTAGTGCTCATTGAACGCATCCCGCACCCGGTCTGCCATCGGCCTGGATGCTTCCTGCCGGTTGCGCTGTTCGATTGCCATGCGCCGCCCCTGCTGTTCGGTTTTGCGCGCATTTGCAATCTTGCGCGCGCGGATATTCTTACGCGAGTTTACCGCATTGTCTGGCTGCGCTTGTCTGGGCTTGCCTAGCCCGAGCATACACAGACCGCACAATACCATCAGGGCAATGTTCCAGGCGTGCCAGCCAGCCACAAAGCCGTACAGGGTACACAGTGCAAAGATGATGACGGCGAATATCATTTCTCACTCGCTTCCAACGCATCGCGCTTCTCTTTGATGAGCAAGGCAATTGCGGCGCGAGCTACCCGTTCGTCATTGTATAGCGGCGTTTGATACCGGTCCTCGTTGATCGTGCCAACCCCCCGGTACATCGTGCTGCCATCCGACTGCTTTACTGCGATTGCGTCAATGTTGGTTTTGATAGTCATTTGACAACCCTATCGCCTTCTTTTATCGTCCACGAAATTTCATCGTAATAACGATAAAGTTCGGATACTTCTTTTTGCAATTCTCGAATGGCCTCCTCATCTGTCTCAGCTTCGCACCGTGCGTGTTCACCGGAATCCTGAGTAACACCATTCCTGCGACAATACACAAAAAGTTTATAGATTTTTTTCATTCCGACTCCTGTTCGTCATCATCAAACGCGATCAGCATATCCAGCAGGCCGGGCGGGATGGTTAAATGATTTCTGCATTTCGGGCAGTTTGTTATTTTCAGGCCGTTTTCATTTTTGAATTCCAGCAAGTCCGGGTCGACGTAAACGAGCGTGCCGCAATTTGGACATTCATGTGCAATGTACGCGCCGGGTATCATGACTTGCACCTTCCACATTCACACTCCGGCAACGTTCCCGCGTCTATGTGCCGCAAGATGTCCTTAGCCTTTTTCTCGAACTTCGCCGCCTGCCCCTCCTGGTACGGCACTCGGATCACGATATGTTCATATGTTTCCCGGCAGCGGTAAATAATAAAACACGTTTTCCAGGGTCCATAGCGCATATACAATTGCACCTGGATGAAGTGCCCGAACAGTGCCCGCCCGGTATTTTCCACCTTTTCGAATTTGGCAAGGGATACGGATTTGATTTCCAGCAATTCGCCGTCTACAGTATCACTATCAATGTGACCCCGCAGACGATTGTCAAAATTAGATACTACCTCAACATCTCGTGTACCCAAATTGGCAACACGGGCCTTAAACGCAAGGCTATATATTTCTTTTTCCTGCTCGTATCCCGCGTAGCACATCCGATGCGCCTGCTCAGTCAACTCTACGCCATTGCGATATTCCAACACAGCCGCGCGCGGGCAACCGGCGATTTTCGAGATGCCCAGATAGTTACGGTGCTGTTCCAGGCCGCTATTGGCGGCGATGTAAGCATCGATTTTATTTTGGATTTCTTGCGCGTTCATACCTTCGGCTCCTTCGGCAATAACGCAGCAAGTTGATTAATCCAATGGTCTGCCTTTTCAAGCTGGAAATTCAACGTGTTCATGCGCCGATATTCCACCAGGCCACGTGCAACTTTCTCGAATTGTATAATCCGCACCCTGCGTTCACAGGACACATGGTTGCCGGTGGCAACGTTCTCCATCCCGCCAATTTCGGCCAAGTCACAGTAGTCGCAGCGGTAGTTGCCGCGTTCGTCGATCATCTCAATCCTCCATCGCTGTTTTATTATCGCCTTTTATCGCCTCAGGCGTATCAGGCGAGAGATAGCCAACCCGCATGTATCCAGAGTCAAACAGTTGCGCGGTAATTCTTCCGAGCTTGCCCGTTGCGACTGCATCATCAAGAAGTTTCTCAAACATGGGTTGCAATTGATCCATCTGCTTGCCGGTCAGTTCGATGCGGATTTTGTCCATCTCAATCCCCCCTAACCGCGTTTTCTTCGCGGATCTCGGCCAATGCCGCGGACGGCTGGCGACGGGCTAGTGCTTCTTCGATGGCAATGCTAGCAGCACCAATTTGATTGACTGGAATCCCCTTTTCCTTTGTCAGCAAATTTGCCAATTCTTGCAAACGCACGTAAGCAAATTCGTATATTTTGATTGTTATTCTATTTTCCATATTGACAACTCCATATTTATAGTGTACACTATTAGTGTACCAATGTCAAGTACGAATTTTTAAAGAACCTTCACAATGGAATAACAGGATAGCGGTAAAAAGGCACACCGAAGCGCCCATCTGGGATGCTGAGCACTCATCGCATGTGCTCCATAGGCAGCCTCCGCGCGATCTATCCTGTTTCCCCCTGCCTGGGCAAAGGCGAACCCAGCGTTAGCAGCAAGTCACGTATGGACGATACTACCCCAGGCGGGGCTCAATTAGGAACAACAGGCGGCGGAGTGGAAATCGCAGACACCGTTGAATCAACACGAATGGGAAAGCACGCGGGGATTACATTGTCGCAACGGAAGATTTATCTGGCGTGTGAGTAGGCAAACGCAAGCCGCGCGAAAATCGCAAAGCAGGAGTAGCGACCTGCCCGCCTGTTTCCCCCCGTACCGCGTGGGACCGACAACCAGTCAGACTTGAATTGGCATGGCAAACGGTACGGGGAACTGGTGGTCTCCCTTGACTAGCTGCGATTTGCAGACCGAAGCGCGAAAAACGCCGTAGTGGATGACCAATAAGCCAGCGGGCGGCTCATGACCGCCGAACCCCCGCCTGCCGGATACGTGACGCCGATAACGGTGAGCCCCGCAAAGGGCTAGACGATCCGGCGGACGGGATACTTGAAAGGAATAATCCGTGGAAAAAATCATATACGTTGAACGAGAAGCAACTGGCTATGTAATGTGCGCTGATTGCAAAAGCGTCATCACGCCAGGAGAAAAGTATTATCATTCTTTTCCGGGTCCGCAGGCAGTTTGCGCGAGTTGCCATGATGAAGATATTCAGGCACGGAAGCAGGAAGAATCATGAACTTTCTCTCCCCCATACAGACGCCCTACGGGGTAGCTCGCGTGATCGGTAAAACTGCGGATGGCGGCTATCTTGTCAGCCTGCCTAAGGCGGCAATGACAGTCACGCACCCAAACTACAGGGGCGGACCCTGTACAAATTGGATCTTCTACCCGTGATCCGTTGCTATATTTGCGGCGCTGAGTTGCAATCCGCAAACAGGCCGCATAAAAAGGAAGATTGTCAAATGAGTGTACTACAAGAAGCCATTGATACCCTGAAAAACTTCGACCCCGAAAAAGGCAAACTTGCCGAAGCCGAACTCGCCGCCATGCGCCAGTTGATCGGGGAACAGATGGAACGCATCACGCAGCAGCAGGCCGTTGTGGATGCGGCGAAAGAACTTGATGAACAATGCAGCTGGACAACGGATGATTTGTATGACTATCACGAATACGAAGTACAGGGGCGGTTGCTAAAGAAACTCGCCGCCGCCCTGGCCGCGCTGCCGCAGCCTGCGAAAGGCAAGCCATGAACAAACACGACTTTATCCAAAAAATAACTTCCATGCGCGCGCCCTCCATCCGTGAATTCTCACCAGATGACAACAATGAACTATTGTGTACGTGTTGGATCGTTGAAGATACGAAAAACATACACAACAAATTTTGTACCCCGGCAGTGAAATTATTGCATAGTGATTATCTACAGGGGAATCTGGAAAGTTTCTATGCCAGGGAAAAACATTATCGTGAAACATATCACCGGTGGCTGGAAAGTTTTCTGGCACAACAGGAGCTTGACAAATGACTAAAAGAACGCCTAAGTTTGCCTGTGACGTTTGCGGCTGGACAGGGACTAGCAACGATGTTCTATCCGCCCCAAATCCATTTGATCCGCAGGGAACGATATACGGCTGCCCTGAGTGTAAGGAAGTCGAGCAATTCAAAAGAGTCTGTGACTTTGCTGATTGTTGGGATTCTAACATCGCCGGGGGAAAGCCAACGGAAAATGGGTACATGTTTCTTTGTAGTGAACATTACAACGCAGTCCCGGTTGGTGCGAAATGACTACCCGTTACAGCATCTATCATCCAAACGGTTTTTATATGTGCGACATCGAAATCAGGGACGATGATTCAGCCTTCAATAAGGCGCAAGTCAATGAGCCAGGCAGTGCAACGTACAACCCAAAATTGCCACGCTGGGAGAGAACGCAGCGAGCAACTCAGATGAGTTTGGGCCAAGAGCTTGACAAATGACGACACAAATCCCAATAGTGTTGAAACCATGTCCTTTTTGTGGCAAGGAGATTGGTGAAAAAAATATTTATCGTAATGATATTAGAACCTATAAAATTGTTTGTTGGAATTGTCATGGATGCAGTGGCGGCGCTGTCAAGCTGACTATAGCAATCCGCAAATGGAATAAACGCGATGAACCAAAAAGATTTGATACTGTTCAACCTTCTTGAAATAAGCGACACGCTAGAAAGCTTGAAGCGCAGGATAAATCACCTTCGAGTGTACATTGAAGCCATGGATACACATAATATTGATAACTCTAGCCACCCCGCATATGAAGGCGACGGTGTCAACTGGCATCCCGAAGAAATCTATAAGGATGAATGACGAGCGATGTATTCGAGTTTGAGCCAGGAGCTTGACAAGAGATAGCGTTATCGTGTAAGATGTAGATAGTAAGTGACAAATGCGGAATGGCACCGCCATAGACTAGGAATAAGCACAGGCAGATTGTTTGTATTCCCTGCCAGTGGCCCCCGATGCTTATTCCCGGGATGCCCCTGGCTCACTGGCAAGGAATAGAGATAATCTGCTTTTTTTATCTAAGGACTAAAGAATGGGTGCGTATTCAAAACTACACAATGCAACATATCAAGAAGTGAAAAAGCTTTTCCCCCATTATCGAATTAGGGAAAATGTTCGTCCTGATTGGTTGATGTCAAGCAATTTGACTAAATTAGAACTTGATATTTTTATCTCAGAAATCAATCTTGCAATTGAAATTCAAGGGGAACAGCATTATGAATTCAATTCATTCTTCCACAAAACTTATGACGATTTTCTAGCACAAAAACAAAGGGATCAAGAGAAACGCGATTTATGCTACGGCAAGGGTATAAAACTTGTTGAAATAGCTTGCTTTATAGATTTGAGCATATTTGTTGACAGATTGAAAGAATTACCTGAGACACAAAGAAACAAAAAAGTATACAGCCGAAAATCTTTGATGCGTTCAAAAAGTTTCAGAATACGAAGGCGCGCACGGCGGCGGCGCTGGCGTTTACGACAAGCGGGATTGTTGCCGCCTTATGTAGAAAACCCACTCCGAAACAAAAAACTTCCTGGCTCACAAAGACAGCGGCACAACGCCAAGGCAAAATTACTTTGTGAACAACTAGACGAAAATACCTGGAAGATATGGGGTGGGGAAAATGAACACATTGTAAAGAATTGGCAATGTGATTGCTGGCAAGCTGTCAATCGTGGAATATGCACCCACGTTATCAAAATCATAATGACGACTGAATCTTATGCAATCCCAGGGGTGAACTAATGGACTTCCACGAATGCGCTAACATTTTTCCAATGATGGACGGTACTGAGTACTCAGGATTGGTTCTGGACATTCAAGCCAACGGCTTACTTGAACCCATTGTTATTTATGATGGAAAGATACTGGACGGACGCAACCGTTACCGTGCTTGTATGGAACTTGGGATAGAGCCAGATTTTGAACAGGCGAATGGGAACACCGACCCAAAGCAGTATGTTATCTCCAAGAACTTCCACAGACGACATTTATCGAAGGCGCAACAAGTAGGGATAATGCGCCAATTGCGAACAGACGGTAAGACATACCAAGAGATTGCAGATATAACAAATGTTGGAGTTGGGACCGCTTACAGACACACAAGCGACATTGACCTTTTCCAAATGGAAAAGGTGGAGGGCAGGGACGGTAAGCATTATCCAGCTTCTTATACAAAACCAGACGGCGAACGGGGGATAGTCCGCAATAGATCAGAAGAAAGAAACGGGATCGCTACTTGTGGAGTATGTGGAAATTTATATGACAGTGAAGCATTAGGGTATTGCCCTTACTGCGCTTATACCCCCGCTCAACGGATTGCATACCTGGAAGATGCTCAAAAAAAGCCCCACGTCTCCAATAACTCAGGCGAAAACGAATGGTACACCCCGCCTGAATATATCGCCGCTGCCGTTGCCGTCATGGGTAGGATAGACATCGACCCGGCCTCCAGCGACAAGGCCAACGAGACAGTGAAGGCCAGCCGGTATTACACCAAAGATGATGATGGGCTTTCTCAAATATGGGCGGGCAAGGTGTGGATGAATCCGCCGTATGCTAGGGGCTTGATTGATAAGTTCACTGCAAAATACGCTGAGTATGTTACAGACGGATATATCAGCGAAGGTATTGTTCTGGTGAATAACGCCACGGAAACGAACTGGTTTATGGAACTTGTCAATGTGTCAGACGCGATTGTGTTTACAAAGGGCAGGATAAAATTTATGAATGTGGATTTGGAAGCGGACGGGAAACCGTTACAAGGGCAGGCGCTTATTTACTCAGGTAAGAACCCAGATGGATTTTTGAGTGAGTTTTTGCAGTTCGGTTGGGGGGCAAGGCTATGATAGATACTCGTGGAGTAATACAAAACCGCCCGCGCCGTCAACAAATTTTAGACTTTCGTCATGTGCGGTATGGAAACATAACCCCAACAGATCTCGATGCAATGATTGAATACAAGAATACGGGATATGTTTTGATAGAGATCAAGCATGAGCAAGATTTTTACTCAGACAAAGAGCAAGGACAGCTAAAAGCGCATGAACGCATGGTCGACGCTCTTTGGGTAGCAAACAAACCATCTGTATTAATTTTTGCCAAACACCATATTAAAAACACTGCTAACGATGTTGATTTAGCCGCCTGCCAGGTAACACATTACCGATATTGTGGTAAGTGGCATAAATGGAACGGACAAGCCGTAAAGCAAGTGGTGGATAGCTTCATCAAACATCTGGATGATCTTATCCAAGCACGGCAAATGCAATTCAGCAAGACTTAAACCAGAATGCTCCCGTTTGAAGCAACGAGACGGGAGCGCCAGGCTGGTAGGACAATTTGCAAATGTGCCCGATATCTGCATTATATACCAAAACTATCTAAATAGGGCACGGAGATACTTGACAATGAACCCTGGAAATGATAATATTAGTTTGTCACAGATACCAGCGGAGTTTTTATTTTCTAGACAAAACCGCGCTTTCCTGAAAACTCCCTAGTATCTGTGACAAGAGCTAGAAACAGGAAGGCGCGGCTTTGTTTATAAGGAGTAGGCAATGACGAAACAACACCCAGAATATCCAACACAACAAACTATTTTCAGGGTAGAAAAAAGCAAAGATAACCCATTTGTTATGATGGACCGCCGCCCCCTCGAGAAACCATATCTTAGTTGGAAGGCAAAAGGCTTGCTTGCATATCTTCTCAGCCGTCCCGATAACTGGATTGTAAACTTTGGGGATTTAGTAAAACGCTCAACAGACGGCGAACATGCTACACGCGCGGCGGCTAAGGAATTAGAAGAGGCGGGACATCTAAAAGTAAAGAGACACACGGACAAAAAAGGCAGAGTTACAAAATATGAATATGTCGTTTTGGAATATCCACTTTGCGGTTTTCCACAAGTGGATATTCCAAATGTGGATAATTGCCATATTAACGATACTGATTCTAACGATACTGATTCTAATAATATTAAAGGGGACGCTAACGCGCCAGCACCACAACCCTCGAAGCCATTGAAAGCAAACCAGATACCACAAATTATTCTCTTTAGAGAAGTTACCGGAAAATACCCCCCAAAGGGCATTCAGTTCAAGGTGATTGTCTTAGTGGATAAAGTCGGTGATCGTCTGGGCCGAACGACAACCGCCGAAGATTTACGCCCATTTGTGGAGGAGTGGTTATCGCGCGGTTTCAATCCGATGTCAATCAAATGGCTTGAAGATTGGGCACTCTCTGGGAGCATTCCAGCCAACGGCCACAAGCCCGCCGAAAAGCCAAAAGGGATGACGGTAGCAGAGCAATGGCTTGCCAAAAAGAGAGCAGAGCAAAATGTCAATGCTTGAAGATGTGGCCCAGATTGTAGCCGTTATTAGTGCGGCTTATCCAAATTTCAACCCGTCCGAACAAACGGTAGAAATATATTTTCAGTGCCTAAATGACATCCCGACTGAACTACTCAAGGCGGCAACGTTACAAGCCGTCAGCGAGGCGGGACGTAAATTCGCCCCATCTGTAGGGGAAATACGCGGCACAGTTGCTGAGATAAGGAGAAATATTGTGAACGTTCCAAGTAGCTATCAAGCATGGCAAGAAGTACAAACGCAGATCAATGACAACGGGGGTGAGTATGGCAAGCCTGTCTGGTCACACCCATTAGTTGAACAGACTGTAAACGCGTTAGGCTGGCGCAATTTGCGAATGAGCGAAAATTCAACGGCAGATCGCGCGCGGTTCCTCCAGGCTTACGATCAATTGCAGGACAGGATGGAAAGAGAAGAGATGATGCTGCCTGCGGTGCGTGGATATATCGAAACGAATGGCGGGAAATTACTTTCCCCAATTGAAAGAATGAAACAACTAGTAGAAAGGCTAAAGTCATGACTACCCCGCAAATATCACAACTCCAAAAGCAACTTACCACCCGCCGTACCCGTCTGGCATTACAGACAAAGATACTGGACATCGCCGCATATGCCCTGGAATGGAGCAAGCTCGCCGCTGAATTCGAACAGGCAGGCTGGGTACACAACGCTGGTATTTGTAGTTCGAACGCGGCCCGTTATGGTGCGATGGACGCGGGCGCGTACCGCCGCTTGATGGAAGAGATACCTGTCACGCTGGAGAAAGATGAGAATATCAAAATGTATACCGTCTGCGATACGTTTACAAAGCATGTAAGGCTAGACTCACCTGAGGGAGAATTCATTGGCTGGATGTGCGGCTGTGGTACGTTCGTGCCTGTCTTGACAACAGAGAAGGTGGCTATCTCATGA